GCGATTGGTGGGCCTTCGGCGAGCACCGATACCGCGAGCGCAAGGCTATTGTGGATAGCGACGACTGGCGTGGGCCTGGATTCCAAGCCTGCATGGACGCCGCTTCGGTATCTCGCGCCTACCCCGAAACCTCGTCGCGCTACGAGGTTTTGAGCTTCACTCACCACCGCTACGCCATGGCCGCCGAGGAATCCGAGCGGCCATACTGGCTCGAACAGGCGCTATTTAATAGCTGGTCAACCAACCAACTGCGCGCCGCAATCCAACAGGGCGCCGCCGTCGACCGCACCCATGCCGTCGAGCTGCAGGCTGAATCGCTCGGTAAGTTTGCCGTACTCTACGCCGACCCACCCTGGCGCTATGAGAATCCGCCTATGGGCGGCTCCAACCGCTCGATCGAAAACCACTACCCGACAATGTCGCTAGACGAAATATGCGCGCTGCCAGTCGGCGACATTGCGCATGAAAATAGCGTCCTCTTCCTGTGGGCAACGTCACCAAAACTCTACGAATGCATGCGCGTCCTCGACGCCTGGGGCTTCACCTACCGCACGGACATTGTGTGGGTAAAGGACAAGATCGGCATGGGCTATCACGCCCGCGGCCGGCATGAATCTCTGCTGATTGCCAAGCGCGGCGAGCTGCCACCACCTGCTGCCGAAGACCGCCCCGACTCCGTGATCGAAGCCCCCCGCCTCGACCACAGCGCCAAGCCGCCGATCTTCTACGACATCATCGACCGCATGTACCCCGGCGTGCGTAAGCTCGAGCTGTTCCAGCGCCAACCCCGCGACGGCTGGCTCGGCTGGGGCAATCAGGTTGCCGAGGCAGCCGAATGATCCACAATTTCAACCGCAGCCTCGAAGAATCCCGCGCCTATGCCGAGGCGCCGTGGTGGGAGGATGTCTACCGCCGCGCCTTCTCCGGTATTCGCTCGCTCGTCTACGTTGCCGACGACGGCTGGGCACAACGCGGCGGCGTCGATCGCCTGATTACCCTCGCCTCCGGCCGCACCATCACCGTCGACGAGAAGGTCCGTAAGAAAGACTGGAACGACATTCTGCTGGAACGCTGGTCCGACGTCGACCGCCGCAGCCCCGGCTGGGTGCAAAAGCCGCTGCTATGCGAGTTTATCGCCTACGCCATGATCCCCAGCCGCAAGTGTTGGCTATTGCCGACACTCACTCTGCAAGCCGCTTGGCGCCGCTACGGCCGCGACTGGATCGAGCAATACGACGAGGTCCGCGCTATCAACGATTCCGGCTACACCACGGTGTCCGTCGCCGTCCCGACCGATATCCTCATTGGCGCCCTCGGGAAAGTTATGTCCGTCACCTGGCAGAACCACCCCGCGCCGCGTAAGTCGGCAAAGCTGCGGCTGGTGCCCAAACAATGGGAATTGCCGGTGTGACCACGCAGCCGATCACAGTGTCACTCCTCGGCACTCCGTGTGCCTTCGCCCGCATGCGCATCGCCGCCCGCACCGGCGCCCACTTCGTCCCCGCACCGCAGCGCAATGCCATGGCCGCGCTCCGCATCGAAGCCGCCAACACCATGCTGCAGTGCGGCGCGGCGGTGCTCGACGAGCCGGTGTCGGTCGAGCTGCTCGCGGAGCTGCCGATCCCGGCAAGCTGGAGCAAAAAGCGCCGCAATCTCGCCATCTTAGGGCTCATCCGGCCAAGCGGCAGACCCGATCTGGATAATTTGTGGAAGTTAATGGCCGACGCATTCAACGGTGTGGTGTTTAGAGACGACGCCCTCATTGTCGAGGCCCACGCCCGTAAGATATACGGCCTGCAGCCGAAACTGGTGGTGACAGTGTCACCGCTTGCGGTGGTGCAGCCGGCACTGAAGCTGGAGGCCGCATGAGCAACCACTCCACCTACACCGGCCGCTATACACGCTCGGGATATCAGTCATCGCCGTTCACCGACGACGAGATCGCCACCTTGCGAACCATGCGCGCCGCCGGCTGCGGCCTCAAAAGCATCGCCGCCGCCCTTGGCCGCGCCAAATCCGCCGTCGCCCGCCATATCCCCCTGGACGCTCACGATGGCTGGGACACCGCGCCGCCGGCCCGGCCCCCCAGCGACGACGCCTCCCTCTACGCCCGCTGGCAAGCCCGTATGCCCGCCATGCGCGCCGCCATGCGCAAAGCCGGAGCCGCACCATGAGCCAGGCCCAGCTCTACGCCGACGTCCATGTGACGATCATCTTGTGGCGCCGCTGCCGCATCCCCGCAGCCGTCATCCGGCAGCAACTCGGCATCCCCACATTCCCCCGCCGCCCCCGCTGGCGCGAGGTCCGAACCTTTATGCTCGGCTGGCTCGCCGGGCGCGAGTGTCACTCCCTCCAACGCGTCGGATAGGTGATATGGCCAAGCGACCCACTTGGATGCCCTGCTACATCACCGACTATCTGCGCGATACCACGCGCCTCACTACCGAAGGGCACGGCGCCTACCTGTTGCTGATCTTTGACTACTGGTCGCAAGGCCAACCCCTGCCCGATGACGACGCCCAACTCGCCGCTATCACCCGTCTGTCACCGCAAAAGTGGAAGGCCCTGCGACCGACGCTTGCCCAGTTCTTTACCGTCGCCGATGGCGTCTGGCGGCATAAGCGCGTCGATCGCGAGCTCGTCCTCGCAACCGAACGCATCACCAAACTATCGGAAGCCGGTAAGCGGGGCGCCGCCGCCAAACATGGCGCCGCTGATGACGATGAATGTGGCGATGCTGATGGCCAGGCCACAAGCGATGATACCAGCCTGGCCACTGACATCGCCACCAGCCCCCCTTCTGGCCAGGCCACCCCACAAGATACAAGACACAAAAGTACCAAGAAAGGGAGAGGTAGAGAATGTCAGACTGCACTTGCTAGAAAACCACCTAGTTTAAATATTAATACTTCTCTTACTGAGAATATAATCCCGCGCGCGCGTATACGTGGGGGAGCCGCCGAGCCAAGCCAAACCGACAGCAAAAAGGAAGAAAAGGCTTTAATTTCAATTAATAGGGGGGCTTCTGGCGGTCGCTGCGCTCCCTTGGCCGCTGACGCGGCTCTCAGCCGGGATCACCTCCAGCAGAAACTCGTCCGCTTCTCGCTTGCCACTCTCGCCGAACCCCAACTCAGCCTCGCGGTCGAAGGACTCTCAGGGGCTGATCCAAGCCATTCCGACCGATGGTGGCTCAACAAACTCGACAAGCTGATGCGGGCACAACACTGGGACGACGCAACACCCTCGAGAAACGACGCAAGGGCCGCCCTCGGATACGACCCAGGACCAAACCCAAACGCCGATGACTACGCCTTCCGAAAAGCCCAACCCCCCCTCATGGCCGCAGAGTAAGCCCTATGGCCCACGAACTCGAAGTCGCCAAACGCTTCACCAAAGTCGCCCAAGCCGCTAGCCATGGACTCGATGAATCAGGCTTCCGGCAAACCTTCGCCCAGTGCCATAGCCCCATCGAACAAGCCTTCTGCCTAAGCCTGTTCCAAGTCCAAAACGTCGTCGCCTTCGATAGCCAATTCTCTCCCAAACTCCTCGAAAAACTCCTCCTCATCCCAACCAGAATTATCTCCGTCTTCCCCCAGCACAAAATCTTGCAGTTTCGTGCCGATTTCCTCCTCGTCGGCACATCACAAGCAAGCGCAGAACCTACCTTCGTCATCGTCGAGTGCGACGGACACGACTTCCACTCCGAGCCCAAGCAGATAAAATACGACCAGACCAGACAGAACGTGCTCGCCAATACAGGCTTCACTGTCGTGCGACACACAGGCTCCGAAATATTCTCCAACCCTCAACAAGTCATCGCCAAAACCCTCAAACCCTTCGCTAACCTCGGGTGGAAACCCGATGATGCGGAAAACGTCGATAACCGGATCCTCAAACAAGCCCTAAACGATCTCGCCGTCGCCGCTCACACAAGGACCGCGTCGCGATGACAACTACCCTCGCCCCCTCCCAAGCCCGCCGCCAACACAACCGCATCACCCGCGACCGCCTCCAGATCGCCGACACCGCAGGCCGCATCGGCGTCCCCTGGAGAGCAGAGGGATTGCTCGCCAAGCTCGAGCGCAACGGCAGCATCACAGCGGCGCAGAGGGCCGCCGGCGAGCAGTTCCACGCACTCTTCCGAGCCGCCGCCAGCGACCCGCTGAAGGCCACAGACCCCTCGCGAACCCACGTCAGCGGCGCCCGCGCATTGTCACAGCCGCTCGGCAGCCTGTGGGCCAAGACCAGCTTGGATAGGGCCATCGATGCCCTCGGCGGCCTCGCCTCACCCGCCGGCTCCTGCGCCTGGCACGTCCTCGGCAATGACTGCAGCATGCGCGACTTCGCACTGCGCCGATCGTGGTGCGGCACCCCAGTGCAGGACCACGTCGCCAAGGGCGTGCTGCTGTCAACGCTGGGCACACTGCAACACCACTTCAGGATGTAAAAAGCCTTGACTTACGCCACAAACTCTCCGCAATGGAAGCAGGCTGTGCAATCCACCGCTAAATCTACCAGCCTTCCTCGCGGAGGAACGCCAAAAGGCGCCATACGCGGTGGTCGTAATGGATCGCAAACCGTCTACAGCGAAAGACTGGCCGACGAGATCCTCGACCGACTCAGTGATGGTGAAAGCCTTGATGCCATATGCTCTTCACCAGGTATGCCCGCACCTAGCGCAGTGCGCAAATGGGCAAGGAAAGATCCCGCTGGCTTCGGTGCCGAATACGGGCGCGCGCGCAGTAATGGGCACGAGCTGATGGCTGAAGAAATCATTGCGATCGGCGATTCTGATATACTTATCAATGGCTTACCAGATAACGCGCTGGTTCAGCGCAACAGGCTGATGTGTGACAACAGGAAGTGGCTGTTATCCAAGCTTCTGCCGCGCCAATTCGGTGACAAAGTCACCCAGGAGCTGACGGGCGACCCGGATCGGCCGCTGGTTACGATGATCCAGCTCGTCCCGGTGGCGCCCAAGCGTCTACCCAAGCCGGACGACGAGGGCTAGAGGATACGTGCTCCGCTAGCCTCTGCCACGAAACCCGCAGAAACCCTAGGGTTTCGCCAGCACATTGCCATTCCATCCCCCACTTGCTCCCCCATTCCAACGCCGCTTCCCTCACGCGCGCGTAACTAAAAGGCAAACCCGATGGCAGCCAACCCGATCGTTGAGGCCCCGAAGAAGCCCACCAGCACCAAGGCGCCGCAGCCCAGCAAGCCGCCGGTGCACCGCTCCCCCTCGGTGAAGGCAGCCCGGCCCCGCAGCAACCCGCGAGGCAGGTGACGGCCCCGCCACCCCCTGACAGGATTGGTTCCATGTCGGCGGCTGACGGCCCCGTATCGCATTTGCGCGCAGCGTGTGTCACCGAATATTTTTTTTCTGAAAATCCCCCCAAGTTTCCGTCACCACCACAACCGTGGTGGTTGGTGTCACTAGCGGAGCCACCAATGTGTCACTGGTTGCCCTTATTGTCAGCATCTCGGTGATGGTGGTGACGGTGACGGCGGGAGGTGCGGTGGTGATACCCTTCACCTCGATGAGCAACTGCACCACGGCGCTACCGTACGTCCTGAAGCAGGCGTCGGTATCGGCAGCCTTCTGCGTTGACACGAGTCGGGTGCCGGTGCGGTGAGTGCGCAGTCGATCGAGCTGCCGGAGAAGCTGATTCCGGTCTTCAGCGGGGAGGCGCTGTACCGGGGCGCGTGGGGCGGTAGAGGCAGCGCGAAGAGCCGATCCTTTGCGAAGATGGCGGCGGTGTATGGCTTAAGATGCAGCATGGCGGGCCAGTCGGGCGTCATCGTGTGCGGCCGCGAGTTTCAGAACAGCCTCGACGAGTCGTCGATGGCGGAGATCAAGCTGGCGATCGAATCAGAACCCTGGCTTGCCAGCCATTACGAGGTGGGTGAGAAGTACATACGGACCCGTGACGGCAAAATCGACTTCAGCTTCGTCGGGCTGCGGCGGAATATCGAATCGGTCAAATCCACCGCCAGAATACGGCTCCTCTGGGTGGACGAGGCGGAGCAGGTATCGGAGATAGCCTGGCAGAAGACGATCCCGACGGTGCGCGAGACGGGCAGTGAAATCTGGGTGACGTGGAACCCGGAGCGCAGAGCATCCGCGACCAATCAACGCTTTCGCGAAACCCCTCCCGACAACAGCAAGATCATCGGGCTGACGTACCGGGACAATCCATGGTTTCCGCAAACGCTGGAGCAGATCCGCAGAGAGGACGAGATCCGACGCCCGGATCAGTACGGGCATGTGTGGTTGGGGGAATTCGCCACTGGCCATGTTGGTGCGTATTACGCGCGGCTGCTGAATGAGGCGAAGGAGGAGGGCCGGATCGGGCATGTCAGCAAGGACCCACTTCTTCCCATCCGGGTGTATGTGGACATTGGCGGCACGGGAGCGCGGAGCGACGCGTATGCGCAGTGGGTGGTGCAGTTCGTCGGCCGCGGGGAAGTCCGGGTGCTGGATTATTACGAATCCGTTGGCGAGCCGCTGGCGGTGCATGTGGCTTGGTTGCGGGAGAAGGGCTGGGGCAAGGTGAATGTGTACTTGCCGCATGATGGCGCGACGCACGACAGGGTGTACGAGGTCAGCTTTGAGAGCGCCTTCCGCCAGGCTGGGTTCAACGTCGAGGTGATACCCAACCAGGGCCGGGGCGCGGCCAGGGCGCGCATCGAGGCGGCCCGTCGCCTGTTTCCCAGCATTTGGTTCAATGAAGACACAACAGAAGCGGGCCGCGAAGCCCTGGCTTGGTATCACGAGCGCAAGTCGGAGGACGTGCGGGACGTCGGCCTTGGCCCGGAGCATGATTGGAGCAGCCATTGCGCGGATGCGTTTGGGCTGATGTGCGTGGCGTACGAGGCGCCGCGGGGCCGGCCGAAGGTGCTGAAGTATCCGGCGCTGGGGATTGTGTGAAGGTGGCGGCGCATCCCTGGCAGCGGGTACGGCAGCACGTGTACCCGCTGGGCGATCTGCGCGAGCACTACGCCAGCCTCGAATGCTGGTGCGTGCCGGTCGAGGACGACGGGGTGGTCGTGCACAACGCGCTCGATGGCCGGGAGGCGTACGAGCGGGGCGAGCGGCGGCCGGCATGAGGCAGCGGCGGAAGCCCGGTTGCGGAAACAAGTCGGGTTTGTCGGGAGCTACCCTATCCGCCACGCCGCGGCGAGCATAACACAGGGATTTGGCATGAGCAGCAGCGACGCGCGGATGTTTGATGCGTTGGCGGAGCGGGTGGCGGCGTTCGAGCGCGGCCTGGCTGGGTTGGCGGCGGAGGTTGCGGTATTGCGCGAGGCGGTGCTGGGCAAGGATGTTGGTGCCGAGCTGTACGGGGCGGCGGCGGATCACGCGGCCGACCGGGAGGCGCGGGCGGCGTTGTTGGCGAAGCGGCGCGACCGCTGATGCCGGGCGTGCTGGATCTGCTGCAGGCGGCGTTACAGAATCCGGATGTGCTTCGGCAATTGCAGCTTGTATCGATGGGTCCGCCGCCGCGTCCGGTGCTGGGGTTGCCGCAGGAATATGCGGCACGGCAGCAGCCGGGGCGCGAGCAGGCGTTGATGGATCAGATTTTCGCGGGTCGGCAATATGGGCCCCAGGGTGGCGTGCTTAACGAGGGCAGCGGCTGGGCCGGGTGGGGGATGCAGCCGCCGCGGTCGCCGCTCAACCAGTTTATGCCGGGGGCGGGATTGTACTGATGCGATGGCCGCGCCGTGCCTGACGTACTGGAGCAGTTGCAGAATTTGCTGACGGCGTACCCGCAATTGGCGCAGGCCGGCGGCGGCGTGCCGGGGCTGGGCGGGCAGCAGCAGGCGCCATCGCAGATGGGGTTGTTGGCGCCGCAGCCCGATCAGGCTGCGCCGCCTTCGGTGCCGCCCGAGGCGCGGCCGTTTTTGGATGCGGTGGCGAGTGGTGAGAGCCCGGCCTACAACATCCGCTACGACGGCGGCAAGGGTGCGGTGTTTGACAGTTTTGCCGACCACCCGCGGCAGTTGGAGCGGATCACGGTGGGACCGTACCGGGGCCAGCGATCGGATGCCGCGGGCAAGTACCAGATGATCAGCACGACGTGGGACAAGGTGGCGAAGCCGCTCGGGTTGTCGGATTTCAGCCCGGAGAGCCAGGATATGGCGGCGTGGCAATTGGCCAACAACAGTTACGGCAATCTGAGCAAGGGCCGCGACTTGCTGGCGGACCTGCAGGCGGGCCGGCACGACGATGTCGCCAGGGTGCTGTCGTCGGAGTGGGCCAGCATTGCGCGCAATCCGCAAGCATTTGTGCGGGCATTGCGCGGCGCGTATCCGCCGCCGGGCTCATGATCTGCGAGGCTTGCCGGGGCAGCGGGCGGATCGTTAACCCGGCGCCTCACATTGGCCCGCGCATGCTGCTGCCGTGCCCCGAATGCAATGGCACCGGCATCACGTCCTGCTGCGACGCGGCGGGCTCGGCGCAGCCGGTGCCGGCATGGCCATACTTTATCGGTAAGGAGCGAAGCTGATGGCAGTGATGGACATGTTTGCGCCGGTGAAGGGCAAGCCGGCGGTGGTGCATCCGCGCCCGCCGTGGCCGACGGAGGGCAACCCGCGCGAGAACGAGGCGACCGAGCCGAAGGAAGTGGTGGCGCGCGAGGCCGAGGATGATGCGCAGGCGACGATTGCCAAGGCGCGCGCCGCTAATCCCGGAAAGCGGGTTGTCGTCGCCGGCTGATGGCCGAGGACGTGCTGTCGCAGTTGCAGCGGTTGCTGGCGCTGTATCCGGCGCAGGGCTATGGGCAAAATCAGCTTAATCCGCAGCAGTCTTTGCCGACTGCGGCGACGCAGCCGACAGGCGTCACCGGCATGACCGGGGCGGCGAATTTGCAGATGCCGCAGCCTGGCGCGGCGCCGTTGCAGGCGGGCGATTGGGATGCGCTGATCCGGCTGTTGCGCGATAGCGGCGTCGGGGCGAGCCAGCCGCCGCAGCCGTGGCAGTCGCCGGTCCAAGTGACCGGTGATTGGTCGCGCGGGTTGAGCGGGAAAAATCCTCCGATGTTGCCGGGATGGCAGGCGAGCATGCGTTATCCGGTGCAGTTTTGATGCGCCCGTGTTGGTGGCTTGCCGTGGCTGATGACGAGCGCGGCTATGTCCTCGATGTTTATCCCGAGGAAGTGCGGGGTTATCGCCGGCAACTTGGCAAGGCGGCCTTTGCCGTGTTTGCGTCGTCTGACGCAGCGATGGCGGCGGTCAGGGCGCGGCTTGAGCGTTCGATGCAGGCACTGAGCGTCTGATGGGCAGCCCGTACGGTTCCGACCGGCCCGGCAACATCCCGCAGGGGATCGGGGGCGCCAAGGGAGACGGCTGGGACGAGGACGAGGTGAAAGCGGTTATCCAACGGGAGTTGGATGATGCGCTGGGCCAGGACGGCGGCACTCTGAGCCAGGACCGGCTGCAGGCGCTGAAATACTACGAGGGCGAGTTGCCGGGGCCGGTCGGCACCGATCGCAGCAATGTCGTGATGCGCTCGGTGTTGGAGGCGGTCGAGTGGGTATTGCCGGCATTGATGCGGATATTCACCGCGAGCGACCAGATTTGCATCGTGGAGCCGCCGCGGCCGGGGATGGAGCAGGCGGCAAAGCAAGCAACGGAGTATGTGAATTACATATTCCGCGAAAACCACGGGTTCATGCTGCTGCATGATTGGTTTAAGGATTCTCTTTTAGAGCGTCTGGGATGGATCAAATACTGGAGTGATACTCAGCGCGAGGTTAGCACCGAATCGTACACCGGCCTGGTGCAGCCGCAATTGGATGCATTGCTGGGCGAGGCCGAGGTCGAGATCGTGAAGGAGCGGCGCTACAAGCAGCCGCGCGACAGCTTCGGCCTGGATCTGCCGTTTCCGGTCCCAGCGCAGCAGCCGCAGCCGGGGATGCAGCCCGGCTTTGCCGGCGACAGCCTGCCGCCGCCCGAAATCGAGCTGATTGACGTGGTTTTGAAGACCACGCGAGAATTCCCCCGCATCAGAATCGAAAATGTCGCTCCGGAGGAGATCCTGTTTTCGCGGCGGGCCAAGCGCGGCGACATCCCGTTTTTGGCGCACCGGCGGCGGTGGACCTACAGCGACCTGGTCGAGCAGGGCTACGACGAGGACACGCTCGATTTAGTGCCGCTGCACGACGACATGGAAATGAATATCGAGCGGGTCGAGCGGTTTCGCGCCGACGATCTGCCGCCGTTTCAGGACGACGCGCGCACCCCGGCTCGGCACATCTGGGTCGAGGAATGCTACGTCGAGCTATCGAAGGACGAGCGCACCACCGAGCTTTACCAGGTGATGACCGCCGGGCACGGGCTGATCATATTGACCCGCGACGGTGAGCCGTGCATCGAGTGCGTCGACGAGGTGCCGTTTGTCAGCATTACGCCGATCCCGCAAAGCCATCGGCTGGTTGGGCTCTCATTGGCCGACCTTACTGCTGACTTGCAGGAAATAAAGTCAAGTATTATGCGGCAAATGGTCGACAATGCGTATCTGTCGAATTGGCCGCGAATTGAAGTAGCCGACGACTCTGTTAACGAAAATACGTTTGATGATTTGCTGACTCTTCGGCCGGGTGGCATCGTTCGGTCGCGCCGCCTTGGCGGCATTCAGGCAATGTCGATCCCGTACACCGCGGACAAGTCATTTCCGCTGGTGCAGTACATCGACGAGACCCAGGAGATCCGCACCGGGGTGGCGCGGCAGAACAACGCGATTTCGCCCGACGCCCTGTCGAACACGACGGCTGCCGGCCTAGCGATGGCGCAGGGCGCGCAGGCGCAGCGGGTCGAGCTGTTTGCCCGGATCTTTGCGCACGGCGTCGAGCAGCTCATGCGCGGCATCCTCGGCCTGGTGCGCCGGCACCAGCAGCAGGAGCGGATCATCCGGGTGACCGGCGGCTGGCTGCGGATCGACCCGCGCGAGTGGCGCGAGGCGATGCCGGTAACGGTATCGGTGGGGTTGGGCACCGGCAACCGGGATCAGGTCTTGCAGCATCTGATGACGGTGGTGCAGCTGCAGAATGCGGTGGTCCAGCAGCAGGGCGGGCCGAAGGGGCCGCTGGTTTATACGCAGAATGTCTACGATGCGCTGAAGGCATTGCAGGAAAACGCGGGCTTCAAGCAATCGTTTTTTGCCGACCCGTCGCAGCCGCCGCCGCCCGGGGCGGCACCGCCGGGTGGGCCGCCACCGCCCGACCCGGCCGCGATGCAGGCGCAGGCCGCGGTGCAGGCGACGCAGATCAAGGCGCAGGCGGCGGTAGCCGCGGTGCAGATGAAGGCGCAGGCCGATGCGGCGGCGGCGCAGCAGAAGGCCGGGCTGGAGGCGCAATTAGCGCAGCAGAAACAACAGCATCAGATGATGCTCGAGCAGCAGAAGCAGCAGCACGAGATGGATCTCGAGCAGCAGAAAGCCCAGCACGATCTGATCATCGCGCGGGCCAAGGTCGAGGCCGAGGCTGCGGTGAAGCAGAGGGAAGTGGAGCTGAAATTCGCCGCCGGGGCTTATGCCGCGGGGCAGGGCGGGCCAGGGCCGCCGGCCATGGGCAATGGCGGGCTGCCGCTGTGATGAAGCTGACGCGGACGATGGAACAACGCCTCGGTGCGATCCACGCTGCATTCGATGATCTCGTCCGGCGCAGTAAAGAACAGGCCGTCAAACTAGCCAACGAAAACTGCGGCGTCATAGCGGGGCCTGTGACACGAAACGCCGCAAAATGGGACGCGAAGCTCCCAGTCAGATCGCTGTTCGAGCGTGTGGCAGACAGGATTGTCTACGTTGATAAAAGCGAATGTTTAGAATATCCGGGCACCAAAACCTTTGCGGGATATTGTCAAATAAGAGATTTGCGTACTAATGGCAGGCCATTAGCACATCGAATTGTTTACGAAACCGTGGTTGGGCCTATTCCAGACGGTCTCGATTTAGATCACCTGTGCATGAATAGAGTATGTGTAAACCCGGATCATCTTGAGCCGGTGACGCGGGCGGAAAACACCCGGCGGATGTGGGAGCGCATGAGCCCAGAGGTTAGAGCCGAGCAAATTCGCAAGATGCACGCTGGTCGTCACAGAAATAAAAGCCAGCAATAGCTACTACAGGAGAGAGCAGATGATTAAGCGTGCCGTTATCTTGGCGGCGGCGATCGCCGGCGCGTTGTTCGCGACTCCGGCGAGGGCCGACACGTTCGTCACCCTGGGCGGCGCGCTGTGGAACACCACCAACTCAGGCAACCTGTCGCTTAGTAATTTCATCCCTGGCGGCAATCAACCGCAGAACGCACCATGCGTGATCTGCGGGGCCAACCAGCCACAGCAGCCTGCGGGCTTCGGCTATAACGACTATTCCAACGCTGGGAATCTGAGCACAATCTCTGCGTTCTCGGACCAGGGCAACGGCGCGCGCAACACACTCGCCGACGACACGTTCGCCACTGGCTACCAAGTGGGCGCGGGCAGTCCGCTCCTGGCATTCTTGCTTTTGAACGGCGACAACCCAAACAACCTGAGCTTCAGCATTGGTGTGGACATCAACGACGCCAACAACCCGCAGACGCTGAACAGCTTTTGGTTCCTCAATCTCACCACCCACACCGTGCTCGCTTCGTTTACTGGCGGTACGACTGGCAACGTCCCTGACCAGAACAACGGGACGGGCTTTCCGGATTACACGATCTCGGGTTTCAACCTGACCAACAACGACATCCATGTGGGCGACACGGTGTTGTTCCTCGCGCGCATGTCGAACTTGAACGACGGGCCCGACTCGTTCTTCATCGAAGCCGCGCCAGCAGCGGACGTGCCGGAGCCCGGCAGCCTGTGGATGATGGGCAGCATGCTGTCGATCGGCGGCTTTGCCGGCTGGTGGCGGAATCGGCGCCGGGGCCATGGCGATTTCGCAGCGGCCTGAAACTATCCTGCCTCCGGCGCGCCCCGTGCCGCAAAGCAATCCGCCGAGGCCGGCTTCGGTCGTGAATGTCGATCGGCCTTGGCCGACCTACGCGCCGGTTAATCCTTGATCTGGACCCCGTTCGCGTACTGGTGGGCCGAGCGCAAATTGCCGCGGCTACCGTGGCGCAGCACCGAGCCGGCGCCGAGCGACCCGATGCAGCTCGGCGAGGCGGCGCGGCGGTTGCTCGACGACCCGACCCTGGTGCTGGCGTTGGAGCGGGTGCA